TACGGAAGATAGACTTAGGCAAACGCTCGAATTGGAAACTCAACTCGGACGAGCTAGAAAGAAAGCACTTAAAGACATTGAATTCTACGAAAGCAATGACAATTGCCCAACCTGTAAACAGGGATTAGACCATGAACACAAGGAAAAACACATTGAGGAGAGAACGTCTAAAGTCTCAGAAATCAAGGAGGCGTTGTCAACTCTTGACGAAAAAATCTCAAAACTCCACGAAAGAATCCAAGTCATAAAGGACATTCAAAGTAAGATAGAAGATATACAAAAGAATATTGGTTTACTACAAACAGAGGTGGTATCTAATCAGAAGTATATTTCTAAACTTCAAAAAGAAATTGAAGACCTAAAGAGTGAAGCAAGTTCACCTGATGCACAGGATAAAGTTCTTGAAGCAGAAGACGAGTTAGAAGTTCTATTAGCAAAGAAGGAATCGCAATCTGAAACTTCTCATTATTATGATATTGCACAAATGCTTTTGCGTGACCAAGGTGTTAAACAAAAGATAATCAAACAATATGTTCCCATTATGAATAAACTAATTAACAAGTATCTTGCACAATTAGAATTCTACGTAGGTTTTGAAATTGACGAATCTTTTGAAGAAACAATCAAGTCTAGATTTAGAGACGTGTTTAAATATGATAACTTCTCACAGGGTGAAAAAATGAGAATCGACTTATCATTACTATTCACTTGGAGAGCAATCGCAAGAATGAAGAACTCAGTGAACACAAACTTATTGATACTTGACGAGGTATTTGATAGCAGTTTAGACAGTGCTGGTACAGATGACTTCTTAAAGTTATTGAATACATTAACCGAAAAAACAAATGCCTTTATCATTAGTCATAAAGGTGATGCATTATATGATAAGTTTAATGACGTTTTACGCTTTGAAAAATACAAAAACTTCTCTCGTGTTGTTGAATGAAGAAAACTTAGAGATAGTAATCAACAAGATTAAAGACAATCTTGACGAATCTCTACTTACATCTTATTGGTTAAAGAAAAACCAAGACAACAATCCAATGGCAGGATATTGTTATTATGCGTCAGCTGTTTTACAGAAAGTTTTCCCTGAATTAGAAATTTGGAGAGGACAAGATGATATGGGTGAATACCATTGGTTTAATAAAAATGGCGAAAAGGTTATTGACATAACAGAAGACCAGTATTATTCTAAAGGTAGAGTACCACCATATGATAATGCAGAAAAGAGAAGACAATTGGGTGGAAGACATGGAACAAAGGCAAACCGACTTCTTGAAAAGATAAATAGATAGTATGAAAAGTTTCTCACAATTCAAAGATAAAGTTATTATAACTAGACCTTCACTAGAGAACAGACCGCACCCGCTAGGTGAAGCATATTCATTCTTTCCTAAAAGCGAGGAAGAAATAAAAACGCAACTTGCAAAGTGGCCTGAACCGTCTATTAATGACGCTCTCAAGTTATTCAACTATCTTAAAGACGTAAGTGATTCCCCAATAAACATTGACCTAGACAAACCTAAAAATATAAATGTAGTTCGTGCCCTTAAAGGTGACTTTGACCTTTCACAGATTAAGAAGGGTGCTGGACTTGATACGGTTAAGATTAAGTTTGGTAATGGTTCCATGGGCGGTAGAGGTATTAATAACAGGGGTAAAGACTTTGAAGATAAGTTTGCAGTTGATATAGAGAAGTGGTACAGAGGAGAAGACGTAGATACGATTCCCGATGAACACATGAAAGCAATCCTTCATTGTGATAAACTTTACAAATGGAGTGACGCAAAGTCATTTAAGGTTACAGTAGATGCATCTGCTAATACACCAAGACCGATTAAGTTTGGTAGTAAGATTGAATTAACAAACACCAAAGGAAGTGGTTTTGATATCGGTCAAGCAGTAACAGACATTACAGTTGTTGCTGACGGTACACCCACATTCCTTTCTATGAAATCAACAGGTACAGTTACCTTCTTTAATGTTGGAGTAAGAACTATTCTAACACCAAAGGAAATACAGAAAGGTAAAATTACAAATAAAGACGGTTTAAAACTTTTAAAAATGTTTGGTATTGACCCCGACAGATTCTGTACTATTTTCAATGACGATATTACTACAGAAAAAGGAACACAGAAAACAAAAGCGAATCCAGCATTAGCACATTTACTGCAATCAGGAATAGGGTATGGTTACCATGTATTACATAAGAAAAGCGGTAAAGTTCATTCTTATAAAGTAGACGCTTCAGCAATGAAGAAAGCTGCTAAAGTTGGTGGTATCACCATTCACTACGGTGGGAAAACAGGAAGAGGAAAACGGATTGATATGGAAGTTGAATCTTCTGTATATAAATTCAAATTAAATATTAGAGACACACAAGGAAACGATGGATACCCAACTCGTATGATGTGTGATTTCGCATCTAAAAAGTAATATATTATGTATGAGTTAGTTGAAGAGGCTTCAAAAGTTTTACGAAACCCTACAGTACCATTTGATTTTGAAAATCCCCAAGTTGACCCCAAAGAACTTATAGAGGGATTAATTAACGTTTTGGAAAAGAATGGCGGGATAGGATTGAGTGCTAATCAAGTTGGTGTTGATTTAAGTGTATTTGTAATGAGAACCCAAGACGAAGGAATCGTAGGTTTCTTTAATCCTGAAATAACACAAATATCCCAAGAGACCGAATTAATGAAAGAAGGGTGTCTCTCATTTCCCGACCTATATATTATGCTGAAACGACCAAAAGCAATCGTGTTTGATTATCAAACAACAGACGGTGAAGAAAGGTCATTAAGTTTAGAAGGAATTGGTGCAAGATGTGTTCAACATGAGATAGACCATTTGAACGGTATTATATTCTTGCAACGTGCTTCTCAACTAAAAATTGAACGTGCCCTCAAAGCAAGACCAAAGGAAAAAGCACGAAGAGTTGATTATGAAAAACGAAGAGCAATTGCCGAAGAAATCCGTAGACTTCAATCTGATTCAGATTCCCGAAGTGATAACGGACAAGGAAGCGAAGGAACTAATACAGTTCCACAAGACGCATCCGCATCTTCTAAGTGAAGACACGGCACCATACTATCACAAAAAGAAAATACCAATAAGTAATATCCGTACCCAGTGGATACGTGATTTAATGCGAAGAATAGAATATCTTTGTATTGCAGAAATTGGTAAATATGGTCTTAACACATTTCCCGAACAAACCGAAATTATGAAAATGGACGTAGGTACAGAAATACCTACTCATATAGACGTATATGACGATTTTAGTGGGGAAAAGGTAATACCCAAGTCTGCGTGGGCAGGGGTTCTTTACCTAAACGAGAACTATAAAGGCGGTAAATTACAGTTTGAACCCGCTGAAATGTTGCCTATGGGGTTTGAATACACCCCTTGTGCACGAGAAATGGTTCTTTTTCAAGGAATGGAATTCCACCATTCTGTCTCAAAAGTGTATCGAAACACTCGATATACCATGCCTATGTGGTTTACCACAGATTTCAAAGATATCCGCCCAGAGTACCCAAACTAGCTGTTGACAGTCACCCTCAAAAAATGTTAGCCTTATACTGTAACTGGTAATAAGGAGTAATATCAATGAGTTGCGAATGGACAGAAGCTTTTTTGGAAGAAAAATACGAGGAAGCTCTCGAATTTGGTCTTTCAGAAGTAGAAGCGGCCGTCTATGCACGAGAGTGTTTAGAGGAATTTGCATAAAAACCCGAAATGAGCTGTTGACAGTGACAGCACTTTTTTAGTAGGCTAGCCACATGATTGAGAATAAAGACGTTTTACAGACCCAAAAAGACAACCTTGCGAGACTAATGGCAGGTGAAAATCTGACTGTAGTCCATAAAAGGATACCTACCGCATATTTCGATGTAAAGAATAGGGTTCTTGCATGTCCTATCTTTAAAGAAGATTTATCCCCAGCACTTTATGATTTGTTTATGGGTCATGAAGTTGGTCATGCTTTGAATACTCCATATGAGGGTCTTCATTCCGCATTAGAAAACAATAGAACATTAAAAGGATATCTTAACGTTATTGAAGACGTTAGGATTGAAAAAGCAATCAAGAACAAATATCCTGGCTTGAGACCTCAATTCTTTAAAGCATATAAAGAGTTGGTTGCAATGGATTTCTTCGGAATCAAAAAGAAGAATGTAAATGAATTGGGTCTTATCGATAAAATCAATATTCATTCTAAAGTGGGTTCTTCCGCTGGTGTTGTGTTTGTTGGTGAAGAACAGGGATTCATGGATTGGGCAGAGAGATGTAAAACTTGGGAAGAAGTAGTTGAATGTGCTCAAGCGGTTTACGATTGGTCTAAAGAAAACGAAACAAGAACAAAAGATGACGAAGCGGTTAAACCTGCTTCATTGCCTGAATATGATGAAGAAGATGACTTTGACGAAGATGACTTTGAAGACCAGTGGTCTGAAAATTCTTATGGTGAAGAAGAGTCAGAAGAAGGCGAAGAAAGTGAAGGGTCTTCAGCTGGTGGTGACTCACTACCTGATATAGAAGATGAAGAAGAAGAATCAGGCGAAGGCGGTGATTCAGAAGAAGGCGGTGAAGGTGATATCCAACCCGAACCTGCTCAAAAGAAAACTGGTGGAACAGGTGCTCCTGATTATCAAGGTGCTCAGAAGTGGGACGATGAAGATGGTGCAAGGGAATCAATCACTGAACACAATGCTCATAACAATGAAGAGTTGTTCCAAGATGATTCAAACAAAGTCAGAGTTACTAAAAGTCTGAAAGAAGCGTTTTCAGATGGTAAAATGGATATCATTGTTCCTGCTGAACAAGTTGCCGCTGACTTTGATAAGTTTTGGGAAGAGCAGTCTGAGTATTATGCTAAAGACTATGAGAAGAATAAGACTGCTGCTGAGTTCTCAGTTAAAAAGATTTTAAACAAAAACAAAACTCTTATCTCTCACATGGCGAAAGAGTTTGAGATGAAACAAAATGCAATGAGAAGTGTTAAGGCGTTCCAAGGTAAAACTGGAAAACTTGATATGAATTCAATTGCTAAGTATCAAGTAATGGACGATATCTTTAAGAGAGTGACTTACATTCCTGATGGTAAAAATCACGGTGTAGTAGTTCTTCTTGATTGGAGTGGGTCTATTCATGATTCAGTTGGAAACCTTTTGGAACAATCTTTAATTCTTGCAGAGTTTTGTAAGAAGGTAAACATACCTTTCAAGATTTTAATGTTTTCTGACCAATATAGAAGCGGTGGTACAGCACCCATTGGCAATGAAGGTGTTGCACTGATTGAGTTATTCAGAAACAATGTTAAAAAACCGACTCAGAAAAAACTGTTTACTGCTTTTGGTTGTCTCTACAATTCTTACATAGTGAGTGGAGTAAGTTGGAGAAAATGCGAAAACATTTTGCAGGATTGGTTTGAAGATGAATCATTAGATTATTATTCTTACTTCAACATGCCGATTCCTGAACAATTTAGACTTGGTGGAACTCCATTGAATCATTCATTGCTTGCAATGAGAAAATTTCTTCCTGAGTTCAAGTCACAGTATCAGTTAGAAAAAGTAATCCTTACGGTTGTCACTGATGGGTTTTCTCATGAGAGTACATACTTGAGAGAGTCTTATGGTTCTTCTGAGTTTCAAGACCAAATTGCAGAAGGCGAAGACGATTGGAATGTTGAAAAGGAAATTTTCATTCAAGACCCATATTCCAATAAATCTTATCTTTACAAACCAGCTACCAAAAGAGGTAACTACTATGATAGACAAGATTGGTTCAAGACTTCTGCTTTGTTAGATTGGTTGGAAAAAGAGACTGGTGTTATTGTCACTGGTTACTTTGCTCTGAATGCTAAGAGAGACTTCTACGGTATCTTGAATGCATGTCCCGACTTAGGTGAGTGGATTAGAAACGAACACGGTTATGATGACGGTTATAGAAAAACTTGGGGTGCTATCAGAAAAGATGGTCTTGTAATTAAAACCTTCGGATACGGTAAATTGTTTATCACTGCTTCAAGTAATTTGAAAACTGTTGATGACGAACTTTCCGATGACTTGATAGGTGCAAAGAAGTCTACGCTTCTTTCAAACTTCAAAAAGAATCAAAGTTCAAAAGTTGGTTCTAGGTTCTTAACTAATGAATTTATAAAGGAGATAGCGTAATGACGTTTGAAGAATATTTAAGTTACATGTTCGCAGAGAACTGTAAAGAGAGAACGCAATGGGGCGAAAAACCCTTTGCTTCGGTGAGTGATTACTATGAAGATAATCATTCGTTTTTGGTGAAAAAATATAGAGAGGAGTATCCGAATGAGAACTAGAGACCCCTTGCGAGTTGACCCGATTTATTATGTCAACATCGACAATATGAATAAGAATTCATTCTTGGAAGCATGGATGGACGTAGGTGACCCGCCTTGCATAGCAAATAACTGCGATAGGGTATCCAAGTGTGCTGAAGAACAAGTAGAGTGCTTCGCATTCAGGATATGGGTGAATAATGGCGGTGATTTGAACAAAAAACAGGTCAAAAAAATGGGTAAATTACTTCAACCATGCAAATAGCTGTTGACAGTGACGTTACTTTTTTGGTAGCCTAGCCATGATGAGAAATAAAGATAAACAAATGGAGACGATATGAGTGCATCTTATGATAAAAATGAGTCGATTACCGTTGGTGGTAAATCGTTTCATTACACTCCTGATAGGAAGGAATTCCTAGAAGGGTTGATTGGGAAATATCCTAATCAGACTTCCTTTACGAAGGAAGAAATTGAAACGTGTGGACATCTTCCATACTGGTTGAATAATACCAAAAGGTATCCTTTTAAAGAGGTTACCGAGACTGGTACTATTTTTAATCTTGAAGCGGTTGTGAGTGGTTACAACGGCGGTTACGAACCTGAGACAGTGGTTCCAATTGCCCCTGTAAAATCTGCTCCGATTCCTGCAGTTAAAAAACCTGCACAATCACCAGTCGCTATGAAGACTGAAATGGCAGATATTAATCTTCTGAATGATTCAGTAAAAATCATTCCTGAGAAAATGTCTAACTATGTTCCGTTTGGACATTTCAAAGATGTCAAGAACATAATTAAGTCTGAGATTTTCTTTCCAGTTTTCGTAACTGGTCTTTCAGGAAATGGTAAGACTCTAATGGTTGAGCAAGTTTGTGCTCAATTGAAGAAGGAACTTTACAGGGTCAACATTACGATTGAAACTGATGAAGATGATTTAATGGGTGGTCACACTCTCGTGAACGGTAACATTGTTTACAGGGAAGGCCCAGTTATCAAAGCAATGAGGAAAGGTGCTGTCCTGCTTCTTGACGAAGTTGACTTGGGTTCAAACAAGTTGATGTGTCTGCAATCAGTTCTTGAAGGTAAAGGTTACCTAATCAAGAAAACTGGTGAGTGGGTGACTCCTGCTAAAGGTTTCACTATCCTTGCTACTGCAAACACTAAAGGTCAAGGTTCTGATGATGGAAAGTTCGTAGGAACTCAAATCATGAACGAAGCAATGTTGGAAAGGTTTGCTGTCACAATGCAACAAGAATATCCGCCAGTGAAAACTGAAAGACAAATTCTTGTGAAAGAGATGGCACTAACTGGTGATGTCGATACTGACTTTTGTGAGAAACTTGTGGATTGGGCTGACGTAATCAGGAAGACCTTCTATGAAGGTGCGATTGATGATGTCGTTACTACTAGAAGACTGGTTCACATTGTCAATGCATTTAGAATGTTTGGTGACAAACTTAAGTCCATTGAAATGTGCATTTCAAGGTTCGATGAAGAGACAAGAGCGTCTATTCTTGACCTCTACACTAAGATTGACGCTGGTGTTAATCCTTTTGAAGAGGTAGTCGAAGAGGGTTCAGAAGAAAATTCTGAAAACCCTCTAGACGAAGATGACTTCTAGGACTATAATAGGTGTATGAGTATTAATTACAAATACAATGAAGCAGAACTCCTTGCGGAGTTCTCTTCTTATGTGGATAACACATATGACCAACACTATTCCCATAACCAATTTCAGGCAACTGAATTTATTATGGATAGTGGACATGGTGAAGGATTTTGTATCGGGAATATTATGAAGTATGCCCAACGATACGGAAAAAAAGATGGGTATAATAGAGCAGACCTTTTGAAAGTTATCCACTATGGATTTCTTGCTCTGAATAATCATGACAGGAGACTACAACGTGATGAAGATTAGTAATGAGACTAGAGAACTCTTAAAAAATTTCTCGACTATTAATTCTGGCATTAAAGTGAATGCTGGAAACAAATTGGAAACTATTTCCAATATGAAAAATATACTTGCGGTTGCAACGGTTAGTGAATCGTTTCCACAAGGATTTTCTGTATATAACTTGCCTGAATTTTTGGGTGCGACTTCTTTATTTGAAGACCCCGAATATCAATTCAATGATGCGAACTTAACTATATCAGATAGTAATTCGTCAATGAATTATTTCTATGCAAGTGAGGGTATGGTAACTTCACCTGAAAAGATGATAACCATGCCAGATGCGGAGATATCTTTTGATATCAGTAGCACCCTATTGTCAGACTTGAACAAAGCTGCCAGTGTTTTGGGTGTATCTGATTTAGTTCTTGAAGGTGACGGTACGAACATATCGTTAACGGTTAAGGATAAAAAGAATACAACTACAAATACTTTCAGTAGGATTGTAGGACAAAGTGCTGGTGTTTTCACCATGAACTTTAAGATTGAGAACTTGAAAGTTCTTGCAGGGAACTATACGGTTTCTGTAAGTAGTAAGGGAATATCTAATTTCAAAAATAAAGATATTGACCTAGAATATTTCATTGCACTGGAACCTGACTCAAAATATTCTGCCTAAATGGCATATATAATTATTGTGTTAGTGTTATGCCAGTCTCTGTAATACTTTCGGGAGTGACGCCTTCTCATCACACTACAAGGGTGCGTCATGCCGTAGAATCGGTGGGGATTTTACATCTAATTGAGACTAAATTATGAATGATAGTGAATTTTTATTTGTAGAGAAGTATCGACCTCAGAAAATTGAGGACATTGTACTTCCTTCAAACTTATATGATACCTTTAAAGACATAGTAGAAACTGGTGAGATTCCTAACCTACTATTAAATGGTACAGCGGGTTGCGGTAAAACAACCGTAGCAAAGGCACTTTGTAATGAACTTGGTGCAGATTTTATAGTAATCAATGGTTCTGATGAAGGACGATTGATTGATACTTTACGAACAAAGATTAAAAACTTTGCGTCCACAACAAGTTTGCAGGGAGGCCCAAAGGTAGTTATTCTAGACGAAGCAGACTACATTAGTGCTGAATCTGTACAACCTGCTCTGCGTGGATTCATTGAAGAGTTCAGTTCTAATTGCAGGTTCATTATGACCTGTAATTTCAAGAACCGAATAATCAATCCATTACACTCAAGGTGTACGGTGATTGATTTTAAAATTCCTTCTAGTGAAAAACCAAGACTTGCAAGTGTATTTCTTGCTAAGTTAATGGAGATATGTACATTAGAGGGTATCAAGTTCAACCAAGATGTTCTTGCTGAACTTATAATGAAATTCTTTCCCGACTTTAGACGTTGTCTAAATGAGGTTCAAAGATATGGTATCGGTGGTACTATCGATACTGGATTACTTTCTACTTTAGCAGAAGAGAAAATTACGCCTCTGATAAACACTCTTAAAGATAAGAAGTGGACAGAGATGCGTAAATGGGTTGGAGAAAATTCCGACAACGACCTTTCTGTTATGTATAGAAAGATATTTAACGCACTCGAAGATAAACTCGAACCTGCTTCAATACCTGCATGTGTTTTAATCATAGCAGACTATCAGTATAAATCTGCATTCGCAGCTGATACTGAAATTAATCTTGTTGCATGTTTGACTGAAATCATGAGTGAATGCAAATTTAGGAGTAAATAATGCATAGTGTAAATGACGAATTCCCACCATTCATTTTAAATGGTGTTGATTCAAATCAGGATATGGTAGAAGTAAATGCTTCAGACCTTGCAGGTTGGAAAGTGTTTTATTTTTATCCTAAAGACTTCACATTCATTTGTCCAACAGAAATTTCTGCAATGGATAAAGTGGTTGAAGCAGGAGCAACAGTTGTAGGATTCAGTGGTGATAATGAATTTTGTAAACACGCATGGAAAGAAGTAAATGGTATGATTAGAAATATCAATCATACATTAGCTGCTGACTGCGGTTTAGCATTATCCACAGAACTTGGAGTTGTTGACTTTGAAAATGGTGTTTGTTTGAGAGCAACTTTTATAGTTGACCCGAATAACATTATTCAATCTGTTTCTTGCAACGCACTAGACACAGGAAGGAATGCAGACGAGATTGTTAGAACTCTCAAAGCACTTCAAGCAGGTGGTCTAACTGGTTGTGCATGGCAAGAGGGAGAAGACTTTGTTGCGTGAGTCAGTACGACCATATAGTTGATAGACAAAGATTAAGACTTGAGGCCGAAGAATGGTCTAAGCAAATTAAGTCCCTTCATATCCACCAATGTAAATCTATGTGGTATGATGACAGGCCTCAAGACACTGATGACGGTAGCGTAACAGATATTCAATATAATAGTGGGATTGTTGTAAGACATAAAAATGGAAAAGTCATACATACCTTTGGAAAACCTAAGAAGGGTGCTTCCTTAATTGATTCTTATAGAAGACATACATGAAGAAAACTAATCCATTTGATTTTGTTAAATCTGTATCATACACCAAAAGAAATATCATGGTGGACGATATAGAAGAAAAGCAATACGCCCCATTTCTAACCAATAAAGCATTATCCTATCACCAAGATGCAGTTTATTTCGCAAATGAAATGAACATACGTCATGGTGCAGATAACCGCCTTCAATACCTTTTTTATCTAAATATACTAAGGAAAAGACAAAGATTTTCAACTTGGTCTAAACCCTATATTAGTAAAAAGTTAGAGACAATAAAGGACTACTATCAGGTAAGCAACTTACAAGCTAAAGAATACCTAGAGATTCTTACTGATAAACAAGTCCGTGAGTTGAAAAAAAGAATGGAAAAAGGTGGCAAGGATAATGGAAAGTTATGAAAACGAAGTCAAAGACTTAGTCGAAGTTACATTCCCCGAAAAAGACGATTTCTTAAAGATACGTGAAACACTCACGAGGATTGGTGTCGCCTCAAGAAAGGAACAAGAACTTTATCAATCCTGCCATATTCTTCACAAAAGAGGTAAGTATTACATTACCCATTTCAAAGAACTATTCATATTAGACGGTAAACCTAGTAATCTAGATGAGAATGATATAGGTAGAAGAAACACTATTATCAATCTATTGCAACAATGGAGTTTACTGAAAGTTCTTAATCCTGATATAATCAAACAACCCACAGCACCCCTATCTCAAATCAAAATCATTCCCTTTAAAGAAAAAAAGGAATGGGTTCTCACACCTAAATACAATATTGGCAATAAGAACACCGATAATTCATAAATAGCTCCACGAGGACACATTTATGGTAGGGTTTATATTAACAATAATAAAGAACATTGTACTTAAGTTGGCGACAACTGGTGCATTGAATTTTATGATGCCCACACTATTGAAATTTGATAAATGGTGTGAAGATAAAATTGGATTGGACATCATAAAACAAGAAGAAAAGTGGTTTGTAAAACACCCACTACTTCTAAAACGAATAGAGACTTTAGAAAGCAAGGTTGCTGAAATGGAGTCTCGTAAATAGGGAGAAACTATGTTTCAAGCAAAATTAGATTTTGTAATGTCTTGGGTTAAATCAAGAATAGCAGAACGTACCTCATGGGACGGTGCTATGATTATTGGTATGTCAGTGTTAGTGCTAGTAGCTGCACCGATTATCAAACTGTTGGCTTGGCCTGCATTAGCATATGGAATTTTTACTCTTCTAAAAGAAGAAAAAATTATCGAATAAATAATTATAATTAAATAATGGAGATATCAATGGAAACATATATGTGGTTGATAGTTTTGATTATTGCAGCTCCTGTACTTTACGTATTAAATGATAAGTACAGAATATTAGAAGGTTTGAATGCACCTGCCGAAGAAGAAACTACTTTTAAGGCGCCTTCTGCACAGAAATTAATGAAGTTCACAAAAAAAGAACTCGTTGAATTTGCAGAAAACAACAATATTGTTGTACAACCGTCTAAAACAAAAGCTGAAATTATCAAACAAATTCGCAAAAAATAATGACAGGGGTGATTCTTTCACCCCTTTTCTTTAGGTAATATTACCAATTCAAACATGCCTGAACTATAAATAGTTGCATGGACATGTTTCAATTTCTAAGTGAAGTGGGCGTACCAATCTTCGGAGCGGTAGTGATGGCCTTCTTCATCTATTTGACTCTCAAATATATTTTGGAGTCTGTCCTAGGTCAAATTGAAAGTACCGAAAATATTATATCCATGTTGGAAACTCGAGCAAGGGTTATGAACAATGATATATTAAAGATTGACTTGCTTGTTAGTTCCGCATTGGAACTAAGTCCACCAGTTGACCGTGTAGCACGAGCAGAAAACTTTGTAGAGGATGGTACTATAGACGCTAGACGAGACTAACTATGGAAGAACTCTCAAAATTAATCGCTGAGTTTGGATTTCCTGTTGTCATGTCTATGGGTATGGGGTACTTTATATGGTACGTGTGGAAGTTCGTTACGATACAGGTTAAACCTGCATTGGGCAGAATGTTTGCACAGTCTATCAAATTGACAGACCAATTAAGAATGCTAGATCAAGACATGATTCGTCTTCAAGAGAAGGTGAACGTAGTTTTGGAATATCGAGAGCGCCAAGAAATCTTGCAGGACGCAGAGGAAAAGGAAGCGCTCGAAGAGGTAAACCATGAAAAGAAAAGTAAAAGAAAGTAAATTAGAATTAATAACTTTAATAGGAATATTTGTTATTTTGGTACTTGGTGTAAGTCCAACTGTTACTGCAGATGAATTGGTTCATAAGTTTAAGAACCCAAGCTTCAGTGGTATAGGAACATCAGCACATTATTTGACTATTGAGAATCAAGAGAAGTCTAGGACAGACAAAATCGCTGAGGACATCAGAGCAGCGCTTTTGAAAGCAGAACGAGAAGCGGATAATACCGTATTAGCCAAATTCATAAGAAATTTGGAATCACGTATCTATGCTCAGCTGTCAAAACAGTTAGTAGAAAATATGTTCTCTAACGAAGAAGGCGCAAACTATGGTACATTTACCCTAGAAGGTAATACCATAACTTATGAAAGAAGAGAAATCTGTGACGCAGATGGATTATGTGATGACTGGATAGTTATGACCATTGTAGGACAAGACGGTTCAGAGACTACTATTGAAATTCCTATTGGTACTGGGGGATTTTAAATGAAAAATCTGTTTATGATTGGGGTGATTGGACTCTTGTTGTCCAGTTGTGCAGGTATGCCTTCAATGAAAGACAGTTGTACAACTCTAATTATGAACGAATTTGGGGAGTGTATAGAAGACCCTGAAGCAATTAAACTCCCAGCATATGCATTGTTGTTGGATTTACCAGCAGCTGATGTTATGCCTGTAGTTGCGGTTTATGGATTTAAAGATTTAACAGGGCAGAGAAAAAGACAAGACGGAGTTGCCACATTTAGTACAGCAGTTAGTCAAGGTGCTACAGAGATGTTGATAGACGCACTGAAAACTGCAGGTGGTGGAACATGGTTCCGTGTTGTTGAAAGACAAGGAATAGACAATCTTGTACGTGAAAGACAGATAGTCAGAAGTACAAGGGAACAATTTGAAGAGGAAGGAAAGAAAACAACAATCCAACCTTTACTTTTTGCTGGCATCATACTCGAAGGTGGAATTATAGGGTATGATACCAACATGGAAACGGGCGGCCGAGGTGCGAGAACGCTTGGCGTGGGGCACTCAGTCGCTTATCGTAGAGATACGATTATCGTTTCCTTAAGAGCAGTTAGTACATTGACTGGTGAGGTTCTTATGAACGTCCAAACCAAGAAGACTGTACTAAGTGTATCTCAAGGATTTGATGTTTTCAAGTTTGTAGATATGGATACCCAACTTGTAGAAATAGAAGATGGGGTGACAGAGAATGAGTCGGTGACTTTTGCAACGAGGGCTGCTATAGAAGCCGCTGTTCTAGAAATGATTTATCAAGGACATGATAGAAAATACTGGACAATAGACGGTAAACATAGACACCCTCACAATATAGATGGCACAACGGAAAGACATGCCATCGGGGGAAACGAAGAAGATGAAAATGACGAATAAACTAAATTTATCATTAGGTTTATTGTTAACTATGCTCGTTATGCCCGTTTTAGCTGATGACGATAATGAAATATTTCTGCAACAATCGGGGGATACGCTTACGCTGACCATCGACCAAGTCGGTTACGGAAATAAATTTGGTGGAACTATAGCAAACGGTTCAATTGCTACCGATATGATTTTAACTGGTACAAGTGTTACATTTAACCTTGACCAAATCGGGAACAGCAACCAATTATTTGGGCCTGCAATTTTTGATAGTGCTACCGTTAATATGGTATTTACTGGTGACAGTAATATCTTTGATTGGAATATAGGCGATACTGGTGATGCAGATAACACAAACATCAATATCGCAGTTACAGGTGACGGCAACGAATGGGATTATGACCAAGGGTACGCCGCCAGCGCAAACTATTTGGATTTTGACTTAACGCTGATTGGGGATTCAAACGAGTTCTTTATAGACATAGATTCAGACCAAGCTAAATGGGAAATGGAAATTACTGGTGACAGTAATAATATTGATACTAAACAGTTAGACGCATCTGACCATGACTTAAAAGTTGTGCATACAGGTGATAGTATTAATATGGATATCATTCAGCAGAGTGGTTCTTGTGGAAACAAGACCTGCCCTGGCAAGATTGACCTACAGTTGAGTTCTGATAATGCAACAGTTACAATTAACCAAAAAGATACTTCTGATTAGTGCTATGCTCTTATCGTATCCTGCCTTTTCGGCAGATACGATAGGAGATATAGTCGAACAGACAGGTATCGGAAACATAATTAGAGAAGGTAATAAAATACCTTCTTCTAACCTGCCCAGTATAAACCTCTATGACGAGGCGCAAACTGGAAATGGTCGTATGCTCATAGAGTTCTTAGACGCAGAAGAACTTGCATTAACTGAACATACACTAGTCTTTATTGACGAAGTTTATTATGACCCTGACCCTAATTTGTCTAAAATGACAATGAGAATGGCAATGGGAACTGCTCGATTTGCTTCGGGTAAGTTGGGTAAAATGAATAAGGCGAATATTGCGATATCAACGCCAACAGCTAATATCGCAATTAATGGCACAGATTTTACCTCAACAGTTGATGAGCTAGGGCGGAGCTTAATAATACTGCTCCCTGATGCAAATGGTGACGCTTCAGGTTCGATTACAGTTTGGAATGAATCAGGAACGGAAGTTATATTAGAAGAAGCATACAGTGCTACTATGGTTTCAACAATGGAGTCTTCACCGACTGCACCAGTTGTTATCAATAATATAACACCAAACTTGATTAACAATATGTTTATTGTAAGTCCACCTGCTGATGTTCAACAGGTCATAGACGAGTCTGCAACGAAATCAGATGACGGTGGAATATTAGACGTAGACTTTTTAGAGTTTGACGGTTTAGATGCAGACGCATTAAAAGATTCAGAAGGTGATTTAGAATTTACTGAATTAGATATAGACCTACTAGATGTTGATTTTCTTCAAGACTTACTTGATATTGTAGAAGAACTTGATAGGAAGGTTGGTATTTCAAAAACAGGTGGTGGTGGAACAAACACATATGGTATTGAAGGAACAGCGATAGGTTTTGATAAAGATACTCAATACAACACTATAGTTGATACAGGAAGTGGACTAGTAACGTTTTATAGGAAGGTAAATGGAACCATAAGTATAAAGCTTCCCATTGACGCAATGGCAAGAATTAATACACAGACTGACGAGAAGGAAAGTATTATAGAAATGGGCGGAGACGCAGCTATTAACATATTCATAAGGCAGACAAACTAATGACTCAACAACAACAGCAACAACGAGATAGATTAAATTTTCAAAAGAAGAGAATTAAGAATCAAGCAGACACAATCGCAGAACAGACGAAGAGAATAGAAGAGTGGATAAAACAACAGCAAGACCCAAGGCACAATCAAGAATGAAAATAACTGGAACACATTTAGGTATCGCAGTAATATTGTTATTCTTTGCAATGCAAACTTTCGCTGGCCCTGAACACAACCATGTTCACATAGAGCAAGTAGCTGACGGTGATAACGCATCTATCAATATTTCACAAATAGGTTACGACAACGAAGTCAACTTTTCATTTGCTCATGCAAATAATTCATTTACCTTTCAACAAAATGGTGAAGGTAATTATATTGGTTGGGTATCATATTGGGGTTCAGGTAAAAGTTGGGGTGGTGACGTAGACGGTACAGGAAATACTGAAAATGTAACCCAACATGACGGTGCAACATATGGTAGACATATATGGGGTAACAATAATGATGTTGATGTGTATCAAGATGGAACTCATACACATAATCTAGATATCCACGTAGACGGTGTAACCCATGAACATTGGCAGGAAGGGGCAGGTAGTCATTATAGTCAAACATACTACTATGGAAATTCTGATGATTCAAATGTTGACATTACTCAAAAAGGTAGTGCTGACCATAACTCACGAATCACATTAACAGGAACAGAACATACCAATTTAACTCTTTTACAACAAGGAAGTCAGAACAAATCTTACGTTATAACCAACACTTGTTATACTGTAGGTGGTTGTACAATTAACGTTACACAACAATAAATAAAACCACCTATTCAAATCTAGGACTTTAGGATATAATAGTGAGTATGAATATTAAACTAAAATATCAAAAATATCTTTGTCTCGCAGTAATAGGGTTTTGTTTGGGATTTTGGACTGGTCAAGCACACGCAGGTCAAGAAGACAAACCCATGGACGTACACTGTCTAGCACAAAATATTTATTTTGAATCAGGTAATCAACCTCTTGTAGGAAAGATTGCTGTAGCAAATGTTGTGCTGAATCGTGTTGCTGACAAGAAATTCCCCGACACTATTTGTGGAGTAGTTTATCAAACTAAATCATGGAGAACGTCTTGGACTGGTAAAAAAATTCCAAATTATGGACAATGCCAGTTTTCTTGGTTTTGTGACGGTAAATCCGATAAACCGAAAGATAGTAAGACATGGGCCAAATGTCTTATGATTGCAAATGATGTAATTGATGGCAAGTATTTTGATGTAACAGAAGGAGCTATGTGGTATCACACTGACTATGTTAATCCATACTGGAATCAACATTTGAACGAGACAGTCAGAGTGAGCGACCATATATTTTATAGGTAATGTACAAGTGGTGGACTGTTCTATTCACAATATCATTGCTCTTTGGTTTACGAGTTGCTGACCCATTTTTACTTGAGTCAATCCGACTTAATTATTTCGATTTTCTACAAACAATAAAAGAACCTATAAAGGTTGAAGACGTAGTTCTCGTAGATATAGACGAAAGAACATTAGAAAAATATGGTCAATTCCCATTCCCTAGAGGAGT